GGTATGTCCAGAAACATACTATTGGAAAATACCAACTTAAGGAACATATGAGTGTAAAAATTATTCCAATAATTAAAGATAACCAAAAACTCATACATATCCAACAAGATAAAAGGTCTGCTAGTAGGTGATTTCTAATACATACCCAATCCAATAAGTCATCTAATGTTAGAATTTTGTCGTTTTTTAAAACATATTTTCCAATAGATGATGGTAACGGCGAATAAAACCAAAGTAAGAGAATACTATTGACGGTTAAAAAGGTGAAAATGTGATTTATCACTGCGTTGTTTCTATGATTTCCTTTAATCTGACTATAAATTTGTTTTTTAAATTTCTTTCAGCACAAGGAGCGCATCCGCTCACCTTTAGTGAATCTAGAGTTTTTATGTACTCGTTCCTCAATTCGTGACAATTTTGTATTTCAATTGGACACGGTTCGTATATATTGAAAAATCTTCTTGTAATATCTTCCATAGTGGTCTATAATTACTTATTCTTTTAGAATATTTTTTTTCAAATGTATAGAAACGTATCATATAATCCCAAGGAAAGATGTATCAACCTTTTTACGTGGGGCGAAGACGGTAAGCGTATCATGGTTGAAAGTTCATATAGACCGTACTTTTATATAGAAACAAACAATGAATCGACTGATTTGAGTATTTTTAATACCAAACTCAAAAAGAAGATATTTAATAGTCAGTATGAAAGATCGAAATACATAAAGGAGAGTGATAGTGTTCGTTATTTCGAAAATTTGAATGTGAATCAACAATTTTTGGTAGACATGTTTTATCTTGAATATGAGAAACCGGATTTCAGGAAACATCCACTGAAGGTATTCTATCTTGATATTGAGGTATATTCCAAAGAAGAAGGATTTCCTCATCCAGAACAAGCTAATTTTCCCATCAATGTCATAACAGTATATGATTCTCTTGATGAAATGTTTTATACATGGGGAATGAAGGAGTATAAACCCAAGGAAAGCAATGTGAAGTACTATCACTGTTCATCGGAAAAACAGCTGCTTCAGAAATTCTTAAATTTTGTGAGCAAGGATCACATGGATGTTATATCCGGTTGGAACACTAAGCACTTTGATATACCGTATCTGGTTAATCGCATAGGCAAGATATGTGATGAGGACGATGTTCTCCGTCTATCTCCCACAAAAAACATATACAGTCGAGTTGAATTCAATAATTTTGGCAAAGAGAGTACGGTTTGGGTAATTGACGGTGTATCATCTGTTGATTATATTGATGTATATAGAAAGTTCTGTTTATCACCTAGAGAAAACTACAAACTCAATACGATTGCTGAAATTGAATTAGGTGAAGCTAAGATAGATTTTGGTGGTGGTAATTTATCCGATTTGGCCGATGAAGATTGGGAAACATTTGTGGACTACAACATACAAGACGTTAATCTTTTAGTGAAAATGGACGATGCATTGCGATATATGGATCTTTTGAGGTCACTTGCTATAACCGGACTCACCACAATGGAGAGCGCCCTTAAAAGTCTTGGAGTCATAACTGGTGCCGCTGCAATAAGAGGTAGAGAGCGTGGCCAAAAAATACCCACATTTGTTAGAAATACCGACAAGACCACGAAAAATGAAGGCGCTTTTGTTAAAGAACCTGAGAGCGGAATACATAAGCACCTTGTATCTTTTGATGCAAATTCACTATACCCCAACACCATGGTAACACTTAACATTTCACCAGAAACCAAATTGGGTGTTATTGTGGAAAAAGACGATGATGGTGTATTGGTAAGAGATGTTAATGAAAATAATTTTAGACTAAGCCATTCAGCATTCAAAAAGTTGGTGGAAAAGGAACAGATAGCCGTATCGAAGGCAAATGTTCTCTTTACTCAAAAAAAGAAAGGTCTTTTTCCGGAGATTATCGACAAATATTACACAAAGAGGGTCGATGTTGTAAAAAGGTTGAGCAAACTGAAGAAAGAAATATCCGAACTAGAGGATTCACCAGATAAAGATGAGTTGAAACAGAGAGCTAGGCTTTTAGATATTGAACAGAAGACACATAAGATCTTTTTGAACTCAGTATACGGTGCCTTCGGTAACAAATATTTCGCACTTGGTGATGATGATCTAGCGCGATCTATTACATTGACTGGTCAGGCTATTATTAACCAAGGATCCGAAATTTTGACAAGATATGTTGAAAGTATAATAGGTAAAAAAGTCGAAAGGGATGTTATACGTTATATTGACACTGACAGTTTGTTCATATCATTCGATGATATCATTGAATATAGTAAAATAAAATTATCAGATGGTAAAAAAGTAACAAAGGAGATGTATTCTTTGATCGATAATACGGCTAAACATTTGAATGAAGAGATAGTTAAATGGGGTGAAGCTGAATTGAATTCTAAGGATTGTAGGATTATATTTAAGAGAGAAAAGATATGTGATATATCTTTATTATTGAAGAAAAAACATTATATTTTACATATTTTGGATAATGAGGGTGTGAAGTGTAATGAGTTTAAATATACTGGTGTAGATGTTGTAAAAAGCACTATGCCCAAAAAGGTAAAGCCGTATGTTAAGAATATCGCGGAAACATTGTTAACAACAATGAATAACCAAGAAACCAATAATTCGGTAACAAAAGCGTATGATGCATTTTTAGCCTTACCAATTGAAGAAATTGCTATTAATAAAGGAATAAAAAATTATGAAAAATATTCATCACAGTGTAGTGATTTTCAGACGATAAAAGGTATGCCGAATCATGTGAAGTCGGCTTATTTCTACAATATTATTTTGGATAGACTGGATATAGCGGGTAAATATGAAAAAATACGAAGCGGTGATAAAATTAAAATATTTTATGTAAAAACGCCAAATAAATTCGGAATAGAGTCGATAGCATTTAAGTATTATTATCCAGATGAATTCAAAGCTATTTTTGACGCCGATTATGAGAAAATGTTTGATAAAGTGATATTTTCACCTGTTCAACGTTTTTTTGAAGCGGTTAATTGGGTGCCACAAAAACCAAATGAGATGACTAAATGCGATCTGTTGGGATTTTTTTCAGAATAATCTATTGCTATTTTTTGATGATTACATAAATCATTACCTATGGCAAATAATATTAAAATATTTATCGATCACGTTGGTCACACGATTGTAGCTGACGTACTAGAGGAAAACGCTCAAATAATCAAGGCGAAAAATCCTGCGGTCTTAATCGCTAATCCAAATGCAAACGGTCAACTGACAGTTCAACTCGTCCCACTTTTCTTTAAGGAATTTGTTAGCCTCTCCGTTAGAGAAAATGGTGCAGTTTTCAATTATCCTGCTGATCGGATTGTTCAATCAGAGATTGTTTTGGAAGAGAGACTGGTAGAACAATACGTTGGTATGTTCACACCAGCACCCAAACCCGAAAATAAAGAAACACCCGTGATTAAATTGTTTGACGAATAGAAATTGAAAAATAGTTAGTATATAAGAAAAAATCCGTGAAGGTTTGACTTTCACGGATTTTTTGTTATAATGTATTATATGGCTAAAACTAAAAAAGACACTGACGAAACAAGCGATGAGGTTTTTGATATCAAAGATGTATTTAAGATTCTAGACGAGCTAAATCCAGAGGCAGCATATCTGAATGAAAACACACTATCAACTGTGAAAGAATGGGTAGATACAGGCTCAATGGCATTGAATGCTATTATTTCCGGTTCCCTCTATGGCGGTATTCCCATGGGCAGGATTACAGGGTTGGCTGGTCCACAAGCTTGCGGCAAAACGCTTATTGCCAATAAAGTGATGGCAAATGCTCAAAAGAAGGGAATGCACGTTGTTTATTTCGATACTGAAAATGCACTTGATCCCGAAACGGCTATTAATTTGGGATGTGATGCATCTAAGATTAAACATTGTCCTGTTGAAATTATCGAAGATTGTAGAAACCAAATTGTTAAATTTTTAAAGAATGTTGTGGATAATAAATTACAAGGCAAGGTTATGCTTGTGATTGATTCTTTGGGTAATTTGATATCTTCTAGAGAAGCTAAGATCATTGAAGATGGTAAGGATAGTGCTGATATGGGTGCTCGTGCGGTGAGTTTGAAAAGTATGTTGAGGGCCATCACCCATGCAGCAGCTAAGGCGAATACACCAGTTCTTTTCACAAACCACGTATACGATAATCCCGCATCATTGTATCCGACATTAGTGAAAAGCCAATCGGGTGGCTCCGGTCCTCTTTATATGAGTTCTGTACTCGTTCAGATGTCAACAAAACAGGAACGAACAGGTAAATCCGATAATAAAAATTCCGACGATGAGGTGACACCTTTATCCAAAGATGTGAACGGATTGACAATGCGAGCATTTACCACAAAGAATCGTTTTGTGCCCCCATTCTTAACATGTGAAATGTATCTGAATTTTAGATCTGGCTTGAATAAGTACTCTGGATTACTTGAGATGGCCGAGGGTTACGGTGTATTGGAGAAACAAGGACACAGGCACACACTGAATGGTGAAGTTCTTGGTTTTTATAAAGACTGGCGCAATGATGATACTGTATGGAATAAAATTTTACCATTACTTGAGGAAAAACTTAAGAGTGAGTTGAAATTCAAAAGAGAAGATTGATGTAAAATAATTTAAAGAATTACTCAATTCCGAGAGTTCAAATTGGTACTAAAACTATCAATTTGAACTTTTGTTTTTTCACGTTAAATATAATTATGAACACCATTTACGGTTCAAATGACAAAAAAAAGTTTATCGAATTACAAGCATTAAATACCGGTAAACGTAAACTTAATTTTTCAATGTTTCTTATGGGTGATGAAACATTTGAGGTATATAAAGTTCATGTTTTGGCTAAAAATTATAAATTTCCAAGAAAAAAATATAATACTTTTTTGGGTATTACTGAACCAAAAACCAAGGAATTTTTACCGGATTATATGAGTCCTATTGTTACCGATGAGTGGTTCGTTGCTTGTTGCGGTAAAATAACGAACAGGGAAGAACTAATGGAAGAAATGGAAGGTGATACTACCAGCATAGTAGTATCTGATTTGTTGGAGGCTATATCTAGCAAATCCAAAAAGAACGATGTTAAAATTATAAGTGAAACCCTATCGTATCTGAAAGGAAATTATAGCATGTGGATTCACAATGCCATAACCAGAAATTCATTCATCGCTAAATGTAATGCTAATTTATATGCGGATATATACGAAAATACCTTCTCGTCTGTTAAATTTGATGAATCATCTGAACTCCTAGATGGAGAGATTTATCAGCTAACTAGAGAAGGTATTACGACTGTTGGTTATTTTGAATGTGATATTTGTTAACGTATTTGTTAACAATTACCAATTAGATGACTCAAAATCACGGTCTTGTCCACGCCAATCAGTTCCCATTCTGCGAATTTCATCTTCTATTTTTGAACGCTCAACGTCTCTGCTCATTCCTTTAGCAAAGTCACTCCTTTTGCCCAATTTGGAAAGACCTGGATCCTCATCGACATCGTAATCATCGTCTTCCATACTTTGTAGGAGATCGGTT